GATTGCGGACCGCATTTCAGTCACGCCGGTACACTTGTACCGAAAGACGACGAAGAACGGCCGAGAGTGGAAGGAGCGCATGCCGGATCACCCGGTAGCGAAGCTCCTGCAATACCCGAACGAATGGCAAACGCGCGCCGACTTTTTCGGCGACGCAACCTCGTGCCTGATCCGCTACGGCAATTTCTACGCCTACAAGGCGCGCGGCTTGACCGGCCCGATTCGCAGCCTCTCGCCGATCGCCTCAAACGCGGTCGAGGTCAAGCAGGACGCTACCACCGGCGGCGCGCTGATCTACCGTGTGACCGAGGCGACGGGCACGGTACGCGAGTACCCGCTCTCGAAGCTGGTGCATGTGCGCGGGCCGGCTCGCAACTTCATTGAGGGCGACTCGCCGGTGCGTGATGTGGCGCGCTCCATCGCGCTCGAGATCGCCGCCGAAAATTTCGGCTGGTCGTTCTTCGTGAACGGCGCGGTCCCGCTGCTGATCTTCAGGTTTCTGGCGGGCCATAAGGGCTTCAAGACGGCCGAGCAGGAAAAGCAGTTCGTCGAGGATTTCCAGAACGCACTCGGCGGGCAGAAGCGGCACCGCGCGATGTTGCTGCCGGCTGGAATCGAGACGGGCGACCCGGTCAAGATCGAGAACGACAAGGCGCAGTTCCTTGAGACGCGCAAACTGCAGCGCACGATCATTGCCGGCGCCTTTGGCGTCCCGCCGCAGTACGTCGGCGACCTCGAGCGCGGCACATGGAACAACGTCGAGCAGCAGTCGCTGCAATTCACGCAGGACGTCGTTTATCCGGTCGTGCAGCGGTTCGAGGCGGCGCTTGAGCGCGACCTGCTGACGGACGAGGACTGGCGGTCTGGCGTCATCATTCGCTTCAACCTCGACAGCATCCTGCGGGCTGACTTCAAGTCGCGGCAGGAGGGCCTGCAGTTGCAGCGCGTCAACGGCGTCCTGTCGCCGAACGAGTGGCGCGAGATCGAGGGCCGCAACCCGCTGCCAGAGGACAAGGGCGGCGAGGATTACCTGCGACCCAGCAATATGACGGTGGCCGGCGAGGAGCCGGACGAGCCGGATGAAATGGACGAGCCGGGCGCCGACGCCACAATCGAGGACGAAGAAGATGAAGCCGATACTGACAGTCCCGCTTGAGATCAAGGCGCTGTCGGAGCGCGAATTCGAGGGGCATGGCTCGGTGTTCCGCAACGAAGACCTGGGCGGCGACATCGTTGCGCCGGGCGCGTTCAAGCGCACACTCGCGCAGCACCGAAAGTCCAACAGCCTGCCTCAGATGTTCTGGATGCACGACCCGAGCCGCGTCCCCGGCAAGTGGCTGGACATGCGCGAAGATGAGCGCGGCCTGCGCGTCAAGGGCGTGCTCGCCGAGACGCCGCTCGGTAACGAGGTGCATACGCTGCTGCGCATGGACGCCGTGCGCGGCTTGTCGATCGGCTACCGGACGATCGACCAGGACTGGACCGACGAGGGCGTCCGCGTCATCAAAGAGGCTGAATTGTGGGAGGTCTCCGTCGTGAGCCTCCCGATGAATCCGCTGGCTCAGGTCGCGCACGTCAAGTCGCAGCTCTCCGCTGCCGGCGAGTACGTGCCGACCCCGCGGGAATTCGAGCGCATCCTGCGGGATGTCGGGTGCTCTCGGATGGTTGCCAAGACGATTCTCGCGAAGCTGTTCGACCCGTCGGGCCTGCGGGATGCAGGTACGGCCCCGCGTGATGCGGGCATCGGCGGCACGCCGGACGTCGAGGACGCCGTAAAAACGGCACTGGATCGAATCATCGCCGCCACCGTGCGGCTACCCATTACGCAGAGGGCATGACCATGAGCGAACTGGTAAAGCTGATCGAGGGCCTCGGCTCCGCGGTCGACGACATGCGGAAGGCGCAGGACCGTAGCGCCGACGAGATGAAGAAGGGGAACGAGGCGCTGGCGCGCGAGTTCGCCGAGAAGGCCGACCGCGCCAATACGGACATCGACGGGCTCATCAAGGCCAAGCGCGAGCTCGAGGCCAAAATGAAGCTCCAGCAGGAGCGGATCGAGATTCTGGAAGCCGTTTCGAGCCGGCCCGGCAACACCGTGCAGGCGAAGGCGAAGGACGAGGAGCAGATCGCATTCGGCGCTGCGTTCCGCAAGGGCTTTCAGGACATGGAGGCTAACCAGGCTTACAAGGCCGCAACGCACAAGCGGCGCGAGCTCGAGGGCAAGGCCGTGACCATCGGCACGGGCGCCGACGGCGGCTTCGCGGTGCCGGAGGAAATCGCTGCGGCGATCGAGTCTCTGGTGCTCAAGCAGTCGGGCGTCGTGGCTAACGTGCAGAACATCACGGTCGGGTCGTCGGATTGGAAGCAGCTCGTTTCCATTCACGGCACGACGTCGGGATGGGTTGCGGAAACGGGATCCCGTGCGGAGACCGGTACGGCCAACCTGCGCGAGCGGGCGCCGACCTGGGGCGAGCTGTACGCGTATCCGAAGGTGTCAAATTGGGCGCTCGAGGACATCTTCTTCAACGTCGTCAACTGGCTGGTGGCTGACGCCGGCGAGGGCATGGCGAAGGCGCTTGATGCCGCGATCTTCAACGGCAACGGCTCCGGCAAGCCGACCGGCATCTTCAACGGGGCGCCGGTCACAACGGCCGACTATGCTTCCCCGCTGCGTGCGGCTGCCGTCATCCAGTACGTGAAGGCCGACGCGAAGTCGCCTCAGCAGGTCAACGCCGACGACCTGATCGACCTCGTGTACACCCTGGCGCCGGGCTACCGCTCGGGGGCGAAGTTCTACATGAACACGCTCACGCAGGGCTTCTGCCGGAAGTTCAAGGACACCACGGGTCAGTACCTGTGGCAGCCGGCACTTCAGGCTGGCCAGCCCGATCGCTTCCTCGGCTACGAGGTGGTGACGTGGGAGGATCTCGGCAACCCGACGACCGGCGACGCATTCCCGGTGGTGTTCGGCGACATGGCTCGCGGCTACGTCTTGACGTCGCGCACGGGTCTGGCGATCGACCGCAATCCGTTCGGGACGATCGGCTATACGTCGTTCTACATCCGCAAGCGTTACGGCGGATGCGTCCTCAACAACGACGCCCTCAAGGCGTTGAAGATTGAGGACTAACCCTCAACGGGTGAGGGCGGGCCGGGAAACCGGCCCGCCTTTTTATGCGCAAACCGACTTACGAAAACAAGGCCCGCGGTGCAGCTCCAGAGAATAAGCGCGGACTGGCAGTGCCCGGTCGTGGTAGCAGCGACGGGACCGAGCTTGACGGAAGCCGTCGCCGCGCGCGTAAGGCGCGCAAGGTGGCCCGAGGGAAGATGTCGCGTCATCGCGGTGAATGATGCTTATCGGCGGCTGCCGTATGCGGACATCCTCTACGCCTGTGACGAAAAGTGGTGGCGGCTGCACGTCGCCGCCGTTGATGAAATGTTCCACGGGGAACGTTGGACAACGCACGAAGGACGGCCCGGCGACAGTAACGACAAGTCTGCCGTCCCGCCGGACTGGAAGCTGAATTTCATCCGCGGCCGGCATGCCGACACGTTCTCGGCCGACCCGGACGCGCTGCACTACGGATCCAATAGCGGATTCCAGGCCATAAACCTCGCGCTGTTGAAAGGCGCAACGCGGGTCGTCCTGGTCGGATTCGACATGGGCGGACGTGGGCATTTCTTCGGGGAACACCCGGAGCCGCTGCACAACCGCGCCGACTACTCGCCGTTCCTGCGTGAGTTTCGCGAAGCCTCAAAGGGCTGCACGGTGCCGGTGCTGAACGCAACGCCCGGCAGCGCGCTGGATTGCTTCGCAAAGGTCACGCTCGAGGAGGCGCTTGGACACGATCTTCTCGGCACGGACGGTCGTGCTGATCGGCACCGGCCCAACATTGACGCCGGAGCAGATCGACACGGCCAGGCGCAAGGGCTTTGCGCTGGCGGGCTGTAACAGCACTTGGGAGATCGTCCCGGACCTCGCGCTGCTGTACGGCTGCAACCTAGCGTGGTGGCGGCACTACTGGTCGGCGGCGCTGAAGGCGCATCCGGCGCAGAAGTGGACAACGAATCGGGAAGCGGCCGACACGTTCGGTCTGAACTGGATAGCGGAGCGCGCCGCGATGGGTCTGTCCACCGACCCGCGCGTGGTCCATCACGGCCACGGCAGCGGCTATACGCTGCTCAACCTTGCGTATCTGATGGGTGCAGCGCGGATTGTGCTGCTCGGCTACTCGCTGGCCTACGCGCCGGACTATGACGGCAAAGCACGCCAGCCAGGCGCGACGCCGCGCCATTACTTCGGCGAATACCCGGCGTCGCTGCAACACTGGCCGTCTGCCCAAGTACGGGCCGGCGTACACGTCGAGCTGCTCGAGCTGTATCGCAGCGTTGCGCGGCAGGGGCTTGTCGAGATCATCAACTGTACGCCCGGCAGCGCGCTGGATTGCTTCAGGAAATCCGAGATTGTCGATGTTGACTGATGAGGAAATGTACGGCCGCATGTCTAGTGGCTGGCGCGCTGGACAGCCATTTACAGCTTGCGGGAATGGCAGCTTGCCCGATGCAACCGCCAGCATTCGGAAGTGGCTGCCGGAAGTTTGCGCGCGCCGCGGGATCGTCACGGTTTGCGACGCGGGCGCCGGTGACTTGCAGTGGATGGCCGGCATGACGTGGGATGTTGATTACCGACCATTCGACCTTGTATCTCGACATCTGCTGGTGACGCAGCGTGACATCACGCGCGACCCGTTGCCGACCTGTGATGCGATCCTGTGTCGTATGGTTCTGAATCACCTGGACGACGACCGGATCGGGATGGCGCTGGCGTTGTTCCGCAAGTCGACCCGTTACCTCTTTGCGACGCAGTTCAACGGCGAGGACTTGCCGCAGCGTTCGCCGCAATTCACGCGCCTGGACCTGCGCCTTTGGCTTGGCGATCCGATCGAATCCGTGCCGGATGGGCGGGAAAGCTCGTGCAGCCTGGCCCTGTGGGCGATCTAGCGGGGCGGTTCGCGCTGATCGACGGACTCTGGTGGCCCGCCGGCGACCGTACCGGGCGCCAGGCGCTGTTAGCTTTAGCTCAGGACATCGACCAGTTGATGCGCCACGTTCGCGGGCGCCGTTTCTGCGTTCAGGCCGGTGGTAACTGCGGCGTGTGGCCAATTCGCCTCGCCGAGCTGTTTGAATGCGTGCATACGTTCGAGCCGGACGACGACAACTTTTTTTGTTTGCAGCGCAACTGCACGGCTCCGAATGTCATGCAGCATCGCGCTGCCCTTGGCGATGCGGATCGATTGGTCGGGATCGAAAAGCACTGGCAGAATTGCGGAATGCACCACGTCGTCAGCGGTTGCGATGTGCCAATGCAGACTATTGACGGCCTTGGGCTTGATAATTGCGATCTGATTTACCTCGACGTTGAGGGGTACGAGTGGCAGGCGCTACTGGGCGCGCAGACAACTGTGGCGCGAACGCGCCCGGTCATCGCAATCGAAAGCAAAGACCATTCGGAGCGTTACGGAATCCCGAAAGAGCGCGTAGAACGATACGTAATTTCGCTCGGCTATCGGCTGGTCGACCGCGTTCACCATGACGTGATTTTCGCGCCAGAGGAACATTGTGGCTGACCTGACTGTCGTTTGCCTGAACTGGCGCGACTACCTC